CAGTATTTCTATCGTGGCCCCCTGTCCCTGATGCTGATTTAAGTCACTACGAGGTCAAGCATAACTCAAATACTACAGGTGCAACTTGGAGCAACTCCACTACAATCGTTGAAAAGATTGCTAGGCCGGGTACATCAACTACAGTTCCAGCTAGGTCTGGTACATTCTTAATTAGAGCCTACGATAAGGAAGATAACTTTAGTGAGAATGTAACCTCAACCATAGTCCTTCCCTCTGAGTTACCTGAGTTGGGTCAAACTGACACTCAGACTGAAGACCCAACCTTTTCTGGCGCTAAGACGAATACTGTCGTAATATCTAGCAACCTTGAGATTGACCAGACCTCCGCTGCTAATCCGACAGGTGAATACCTGTTTAGTAACTACATAGACACAGGATCGTCTCGTAACGCTCGTATCACGGGCATACGCACATTTACCCGTGGCTATGACAATGGTACGTTACTGTGGGATAACATTCCTCAGAACTTTGATACTTGGCCCGGTAACTTTGACACTTGGACGGATGAAACCGCTGAATTTGGTGATGTATCTATTGCAGTTTATGTGTCATCAACTCCAGATGACCCTGCTGGGTCTCCAACTTGGAGTAGCTATATTCCTGCTAATGGTGCTATTGTAGTTGGCAGAGCCTTCCGCTTTAAGGCCATCTTAAGTAGTACAAACGCAAACTTTACCCCAGTTGTATCTGCACTCAGTGCCACAGTTGAATATTAAAGGATAATACTAATGACCGCACGAGTAATTAACATACCAAACGCAACGGCGTCAGTTACTAGAACCAACATAAACGATGCTTTAGCAGCACTTGGAAGCACTAATAGTGGGGCGACTGAACCACCGGGCAGTCTGAACAATATGCTTTGGTACGACACCGCTACCCACATTCTCAAGTTAAAAGCGGAAGTTGGGTCTGACTGGATTAGCATTGGCTACTTCGATCAATCAACAGACACTTTTCGTATTTTTGACGATACTCAGTTGGTTGATGCAAGCGGCACCGCGACAGGCGGAGTGTTAGGGGATCAAACAACAGCTACTTGGCAGTCTGGTACGGGGACTACTGAGAGCCTCGTATCACCAGCTAAGGTTAAGGCTGCTATAGATAGCTTAGTGCCAGATACACTTGGTGTAAACCAATCTTACGCAAGTACAACTTTGACTACAAATACTTGGTATCAAAACACGACAGGTCGTGCCATTGCAATTTATTATTGGTTAAATACTGGCGGTGGATCGGCTTATGTCAGCACAACCGCTAGTGGCGGCGTTATGGTTGGTGGGCCTGACGGTGATAGCGGGACATGGGATAATGGTTATTTTATTGTCCCTAATACACACTATTATAAAACAACTGGCAGTTCCAATCGCGCCGCCTCAAGACTGTCATAGGAGTTAAAATGTCTAAATACTTTATAAATCTTGATGGGGATTATTGGGAGACCTTATCAGACCCTTCGGATGAGATTATTGCTGCGTACCCAGTCGGAACTGTTGAAGTAACGAAACGTCCATCTCACTTGCACACTTACGAAAGTGGAGCTTGGGTGGCACCCTCTGATGCGGTGTATGATGAATGGAAAGCTACAGAGGTTCGTGCAGAGCGTGACAGGCTTTTAAGCACAAAAGTTGATCCACTTGTGTCTAACCCTTTGCGGTGGGGGGAACTTACTACAGAAAAGCAAACTGAGTGGACACAGTACCGAAGAGACCTTTTGGACATCACAGACCAATCAGGTTTTCCTCGCAATGTGACGTGGCCCACTAAACCAGAATAAGGATGTACTAATGCCCTACAAACTTGGAACACGCAGCCTACAGAACTTGTCGGGTGTTAACCCTGATATGGTCGCTGTAGTTAAGAGAGCAATCGAGATCACTGAAGTTGACTTTACAGTCATCGAGGGTATCCGTCACATCAACCGTCAACGAGAGCTACTCAAGGCTGGTAAGTCAACTACCTTGAACTCACGACACATCACAGGTCATGCTGTAGACATGGTTCCTTATCCTGTCGATTGGGAAGACCTAGAACGCTTTGAGCTTATGGCTGAAGCTATGAAAGAAGCAGCAGAAGAACTCGACATTCCTATCGTATGGGGTGGTGACTGGAAGAGCTTCTATGATGCACCTCACTTTGAACTTGACCGAAAGACGTACCCATGAGCAAAGAGATGATTAACAATAATTTATCAATAGGGTTAATCTTAGGTCTCATTACTCAAGGTGCAGCTATAGTATGGACTGTATCAATGATGATGTCGGACATCGAAAGTAACCGTGACGACATCATGGAGACACAATCTAGGATCACAAGGCTTGAGTCTGCTGTTAATACTCAGGCTGTGTCGATGGCTAGAATTGATGAGAACATTAAAGCTATTCGTGGTGCAGTAGAGGCTATGGCTAATAGGGGACGGTAGTGCTATGCGTACTGGCCTTTGTTTCCTTTGGACATGCTTGGACTGACGGAGGGAACCAGTTGTTCCAATACTGTTATTACGATTGTGGTCTCCCGAAGAATGGGCTTTGGTACGACAGGGTTTACAGGGTAAGTCATAACTATGTGTGTCCTATAGAGGTTAAGTTCAAATGATTGATCCCTTTACAGCATTTGCTGCCGCTCAGACAGCCGTATCAGCCATTAAACGTGGGATACAGCTAGGTAAGGACATCGGTGGTATCTCCAGTGATCTAGCTAAGTTCGCTGGGGCTATCTCTGACATTAACTTTGCACATAGGAGGGCTGAGGATCAGCCTTGGTATGCTATCTTATTAGGAAGCTCAGGCCCAAGTGCAATGGACATCTTCGCTAAGAAGAAACAAGCGGAGGCTCTTCGTGCTGAAATTAAGCAGTATATTCAGTTTGCCTATGGTCAGTCGGCTTGGGACGAGCTTCTTAAGATTGAAGCCCAAGTTCGTAAGGATCGTCAGGCAACTCTGTATCGTAAGGCGGAGATCAAGCAGGCTATTCTGGAGTGGACTCTGGGCATACTGGTGGTGGTATCAGGAATTGGTATCCTCGGCTTGGGGATTTATTTCCTCGGTAAGAAACAAGGGAAGTGGCAATGACAATACTTGATGATTGGAAAGTTCTACCAAGGCTTATGATGCTGGCAGTCACTGTACTGACGTATCAAGCTGTACATTGGTTTATGTCGTTACCTGACCCCAGTGTAGCCCAGAGTGGGCTTGTATCGGTCTGTATGGGGGCGCTCACAGGCTGCTTTGGCATCTGGATGGGTAAAGAGTCTAAGGCCACAGTTACACCCACTAAGATCGTACATGAGGAGAAGTATAGCAAATGATAGGTCAAATCATAAGTTCCATCGGTGGACTAGCTGCTAGTATCATCGACAGTAAGACACAGCTTAAACTGACAGAAGCTGAGATTAAGAAGAAGCAGTTAACTGGTGAGATTGACTGGGACATAGCTGCAATTCAAGCGACACAAAACTCATGGAAAGACGAGTGGATTACACTCCTGTTCTCTATCCCTCTAATACTAGCCTTCTGTGGTGACTGGGGTAATGCGATAGTACAAGCTGGGTTCGCTGCACTTGAGGGTATGCCAAAGTGGTATCAATATTCCCTCGGAGGTATCGTGAGTGCCAGCATAGGAATGAGGTCGGTATCGAAGTTCTTCGGTAAGTAAACCTAAATACAAGACACAAAAAAGCCGTAGGTATCCACTCAAGGACGCCTACGGCTTTTCTGATTCTAGTCTAGGTCTCCCATAACAGCAGCTAGACCTTGGTATAACGTCTCTACGTCAATCTTTAGTTTTCCTATAGCATAAGTCACCCACAGTAGAACTAAACTGTTTAACAGCATCAACCCCTCGAATAACGTCATTAGATACCCTCCTCCATGAACGTCTTAACCCACATTGCTGTGATGCCTGATCGTACAATATCCTCAACACCAAACTCAATGACTGGCACAGGTAACATATGCTTCTTTGCTAAGTGGATCACCTTTGATAATCCGTCAGCTTCCTTTAGGTCACTCTGCATAACGTCACCATTGAGAACGATTGTCGTACCCTCTCCCACACGGGTTAGAACCATCTTAAGTTCATGTAGTGTGATGTTCTGTGTTTCATCAACAATTATGAAGGCATTATCGAAGCTACGCCCACGCATGAGTGCAAGAGGTGCCATCTCAATGTTGCCATTCTTGATCCCTGTTTCCACTGTCCCCTTACCAAGGTGCTTCTCCAGAACATCCAAGACAGGCAAAGCCCAAGGCATAGTCTTCTCATTTAGGTCTCCCTTCAAGAACCCAAGCTCCTTACCTACAGCCACATGGGGACGTGTGATAACGATCTTGTCTATCTGCTTTGTGATGTACAGATCAGAGGCATACGTTGCTGTAACATACGTCTTACCAGTACCAGCAGGGCCAAGGATAAACACCTGCTTATTCCCCTGTAGGGCTTCTATCAGAGCCTTCTGCTTTGTAGTCTTAGCGACAAGACCAGAGGTAGACTTTTTGTCGGCCCCCTTGTAGTTGGTCTTCCGTCTTGATCTAGTGGGCTTCTCAGGGAAGTCGTCCATTAGCGTTTTTCCCTTTCCAGTAGTTCCTTTAGTTCTGTATAGCCACCGACATAATTTCCATTGGGGGTGAATATCTGGGGTACTGTGGTCATGTTAGCTTTCTTAATCAGGGTTAATACCCACCTTGAGCTTTGGGAATGTACGTTGTACTCTTTGTAAGGGTAGCCACTGCCCTTGAGTAAAGCCTTGGCTGCATCACAGAAATTACATTGTTCACGGGTTATGATGGTGTACATGGGTTCTCCTAGCAAGCAGTTTATACACTTGCTCAGGTGCTTTGGTTACACTAGGTCTACGATCTCACAGCTATCTCCAGAGCAAGCTAATGTCTGGCTACCTGCCGTGTTATCCTCTTGCTCGTACTCTGCAAGTTCATCCCAGTTAAGCTCAGATGGCATGATAGACTTCAACTGTTCGTAGTCAGACTTACCACACTCTTGATACGGTGCTTGTTGGTATGTGTGTTCGTTATACGGTAGGAACGACACACCTGACATCTCATCGAAGTGCTTGTAGACGAAAGCCCCAACCTCAAACCACTCATCAGACCTCACGTTAATTGTCACGGAGGGCTTATGCTCACACCATGAACGCTGGTAGGCTAACCACATCTCTAACTGTTCGATAGCGGTCATGTCAGATGTTGTCACAGCGTTGTCAGGAGACCTCATAGGAAAGCTAAACACCACAGTGGTATCTGGCTTCATAACACAAGGTTCATTTGGTATGCCACGATCCTTTAGGAAGTTAGTCAGCGGGTCTTTAATGTCTCCACGCACCGTGCGGATGTAATAAGGGCTGTGACGAGCGTGTATCCCACTAGCAGAATCAACGAGTTGGGAGACAGTGCCACTAGGTTTGACACAAGTGATAGCAGCAGAAACAGGGATACCAAGGCGCTCGGCCCATTCAGCATTAGTATTGATAGCGACATTCTTAAGATACTCCAATGTTTTAGCTAACCCACCATTCTTTGATGTCGTTAACGGATTGTCCATAATACCTGTGAGGCTAACCCCCAACAGGCGTT